AGTTGGCTTCACAAACCCCGTATTGATCGACGCTGACGGCGGTGTGATCGCAGGGCACGGGCGCATACTGGCAGCGCGTAAGCTGAAAATTGATACCGTGCCATGCATCCGGCTAACGCACCTGACGGACACGCAGCGCCGGGCCTATGTGATCGCGGATAACAAGCTGGCGCTAAATGCGGGCTGGGATGAGGAATTACTGGCGCTGGAGTTCGCGGACTTAAAGCTGGAAGGCTTAGACCTTGAGTTGACCGGCTTCACGCTGGAGGAGATCGACGCGCTGACACCAGAGGAAATACCGCCAGGGCTGACAGACGAGGACGCTGTGCCAGAGGTGCAGGCCGAGACGATCAGCAAGCTGGGCGACGTTTGGCTACTGGGTAAGCATCGAGTGATGTGTGGGGATTCGACGAGCATTGTGACCGTTGAGAAATTGATGGGGGGGGGTCTTGCAGATCAATTGATCACCGACCCGCCTTACAACGTCGCCTACACCGGAAAAACCAAGGACGCGCTCAAGATCAAGAACGACAGCATGAGCGACGAGAGCTTCCGGCAATTCCTGACGGATGCGTTCGTGGCTGCTGATGCCGTCATGAAGGCGGGTGCGGTGTTTTACATTTGGCACGCGGATTCGGAAGGCTACAACTTCCGAGGTGCCTGCAAAGACTCTGGTTGGACAGTTCGCCAGTGCTTGATTTGGAAGAAGCAGACGCTGGTCATGGGTCGGCAGGACTACCACTGGAAGCATGAACCTTGTCTGTACGGATGGAAGGAAGGCGCGGGGCACCTTTGGGCGACCGACCGGAAGCAAACCACCGTCCTTGAGTTTGACAAACCGTCGCGCAGCACATTGCATCCGACCATGAAGCCGGTTGACCTGATCGAATACCAGGTGCTCAATAACACCAAGGGTCAAGACGTGGTGCTTGACCTGTTCGGAGGTGGCGGCTCCACCCTGATCGCCTGCGAGAAAACAGGCCGCTATGCCCGCCTGATGGAGCTAGACCCCAAGTATGTGGACGTAATCGTTCGCCGGTGGTGCGAATTCACCGGCCAGCAAGCCACACACGCGGCCACAGGCGCGACGTTCGCAGAGGTTGAGGCTGATAGTAGCTTGGCGATTGCCGAGGCCATGTAATGGCGCTAACCCCCAAGCAAGAAGCCTTCGCCAATGCCGTTGCCTCTGGGAAAACGCAGGCCGACGCATACCGGGCGGCGTTTAAAGTCGGGGCGAATACCAAGCCTGAAAGCGTGGTGCAGTCGGCAAGCAAACTGATGGCCGACCCCAATGTATCCTCAAGGGTCGCAGAACTTCGCAAACCCATCGCGGAAATAGCCCAAATAACGCTTAAAACCCACCTAGAAGACCTTTTAAAGCTGCGCAACATGGCAGCTAAGGAAAAGCAGTACAGCGCGGCTATTGCGGCTGAAATTGCACGAGGCAAGGCCAGCGGGGTGGCCGTCGAAGAGCTGAAACTCTCGGGCAAGCTGGAACATGAGATTAAACGCAGCGCGGCCAGCATGACAGATGACGAACTTGCCGTCATTGCCAACGCCAAGAATTAAATGGCAGTGACCCGCGAACAAGCCGCCGCGACGTTGCTAGACAGGCGCGAAGCGCGGCGCAGTCTGGTGCACTTCGCCAGCCGCGTGCCCGTTCCAGGGTCACCTGCCGACGAGGCCGATGAAAATGCACCGATACCCCTAATCGAGACTGAGCAGGCGGAACACCACAAGCTGATATTGCAAGCCATGCAAGTTTGCATGGAGACGCGGCACGGGCGGCTAATGATCATGGCCCCGCCGGGCAGCGCAAAGAGCACCTATGCCAGCGTAGTCGCACCAACCTGGTACTTAGGCCGTGAGCCTAACCGCCGCGTGATACTGGCCAGCTATGGCGACGACCTGGCCCGCAAGCACGGGCGGCGAACGCGCCAGCTTATGCGCAGCGCAGAGGCCGTTGGCATACTGCAAACCACAGTGAGCGCCGACAGCAGCGCGGCCAATGAATTTAGCCTAACCAACGGCTCCGAGTACATGAGCTGTGGCGTGCTGGGCGGCGTAACGGGCAACCGGGCACACGGGTTGGTGATCGACGACCCGATCAAAGGCAGATTGCAAGCAGATAGCGAAACCATTAGGTCTCGTACTTTTGAGGCCTACGAAGACGACCTTTTAACGCGCCTGATACCGGGCGGCTGGGTGGTGCTTATTAACACGCGCTGGCATGAGGACGACTTGTGCGGTCAAATCTTGCCTGATGCTTGGGCCGGGGAATCCGGGGCAATTGAGTGTAAAGACGGCAACGTCTGGCAGGTGCTAAGTTTGCAAGCTGAATGCACTACAACAACCGACCCACTGCAGCGGCCTATTGGTGCAATGCTGTGGCCTGAATGGTTTGATGCAATGCACTGGGCACAATTCCGGCTAAATCGCCGCACTTGGTCAAGTCTTTACCAGCAAATACCCGCGCCAGCCGAAGGCATACTGTTTCGCAAAGATGACATGGCTACTTATGAGGTGCGGCCCGGAACGATGCGCATCATCTGCGCCAGCGACAACGCGGCGACACCGGACGGCGGGGACTGGACAGAGCAGGGCGCGGCGGGCGTGGCCCTAGACGGCTCAATCTACCTGCTTGACTGGTGGCGCGGGCAGACCGGGCCTGAAATATGGATTGAGCGCCAGATCGACATGATGGTGAAGCATAAGCCGCTGGCTTGGTTCTGTGAATCGGGGCCGCTGCGCCGTGCTACAGAAGGCAGGCTGCGCACGCGCATGGCCGAGCGCGGAGTAAATTGCCGACTTGAGTACATGCCTAGCATTGCGGACAAGCCCACTATGGCACAGAGCATCATTGCGCTGGCCGGGAGCGGTAAGCTGTGGTGGCCCCGCGCCGCATGGGTGCCTGAGCTCCAGCGCCAAGCACTGGTGTTTCCTGCCGGGTCGCCCGATGACGGTGTAGACACGCTGGGGCTGCTCGGGCGTGGAGCCGATAGCTTGGGAATGGCATCAGCCCCCGTAGAGGTCGATATGACCCCGAATAGCAGCCCGTTCAGACGGTAGGCCCGCCCGCCTGGTTTACCTCGGTAAGCACTTTGGTGGTCTGTGCATCTTTCAGGTGAGCATTGGCAACTTTCTCCAGCGTGCTTGCTCGCTCAGCTGCCGCTGCCGCCTCAAGATATTGCGCCTGTGGGTCGGGCTGCTTGCCCTGCTGTTCAGCCTGCATTGTCTTGGTTTCCTCGTCCGTAGGCTTGATTGTGCCAATACGGATGGACTTTGCACGTGCCCAGTCTCGCAAGTCGGTTAGGCCTTCGCCTTCGATGTTGGAGATTGTGGCCAGCATGAGTGCCTGCTTAGTCTCGGGGTCTTCGGTGATCGAGGCAATGCCCGTCAGAGCGCGCACGACGGCGCTGCGCTGACTACCCGACGATGGGGCAACGGTGGCCACTACATCAAAATTCGAGTCCTGCAAGCTGTTCTCCATGTAGTCCTCGCCCGTCTCTACGTCATGCGCCGGGTCGTTCAGTGTGATGGATGCAACGCTACCATCTTTGGCTATGGTCTTCATCTTGCGCTTGGCATCACCTGCAATGTCCTTCATCATGGACAGCCAGATTGTCCCGCTGCGCTGCATGGAAAGTTTGAAATTGTCGAGGTAGATGAAGGTCTGCATATCAAGGCGGTTTTGAATCAGCTCGACGGCCACGCCTGACAGGTTTGGCTGAATCTGTTCGCCTGCCGCCTGGTTGCCCAGCAAGTCTTGCAGCGATGCCTCTGCAATTTGCATCAACGCGGCCATGGCGGGCGGGATGTTCGGTGCACGGGTGTAGCCAATCGGCCCGGTAGGTACTTGCTGACCGCTTGCGTCAGTGACCGGGTTGACCAGCATGTACGGGTAATCCTGGATGTTGTCATCGGCCCAGCGTGTCGTGTGGCCGACAACCTGTTGCGGAGTAAAAATTGGCTTTTCAATGCCGAACTTTGCAGCAATTTCAACCAGCTTTGACATGAGCATGTTGTTAATTCTGGTAGCATCTTTGGCAAGCCGCACATGGCCCATGCACCGCTCCACACCGTCAACCACCGAGCGCTTACCGTAGTAGGGCACGATAGGGATGTGCTTACCAGCAATGTAGCCCTCATCACTGAGCACGCCGCCGCCGCTCATAATGTACTTATGCACCTTGGTGACTTTGCGCTTTTTGATGCGCACCTCGTGGAACCCGCGCGCGGCCAGGTCGGCAAGCGTCTGGCCATCGTCTTGCAAGTCGGCATGCAGCACGGCCTCATCCTCGCCGCCCGGTGCGATGCCGCGAAAGTAGTGGGTAATCTCGGTCTTTTTTTCTTTGACGTAGTACTCTGCGATGTACACCAAGTCGGGCCTCGCCCAGTCAAAATAGTCGTTGGTCACCAGCTTTGGCCAGGTGCTTGGGTCGTCCTCATATTCCTCCATGTACGCCTCGCGGGTCATGGCCGATAGCACCCAGCACCGCGATGCATCCGCCTTGTCTTGGCGCAGGCCGTCGCTGCTGAAAAAAACGCAACTATCGGCATCGTAAATTGGCTCGATGCAAACCCGCTGGTCTTCGTTTTCGTCGTCGTCCTCGTCCTCCAGCTCGGCGCGCAGCCGCCATGCGCCCATGCCGCCCGTCACGCCCTCTTCAAATGCCGTGTTGTAGGCTTCGCTGGCGTTGCTGTCCTGTTCGTCGGCGCGTAACAGGCCAGCGCAGGCATCGGCGGTCTTGTCGTCTTTGCTGCCATTCTTGGGCGTAAATAGTACCTGTACCTGGTTTTTGCGATGCTCGTTGATCACGCGCATCACCGCAAGGTGTGGCTTGTTCAATTCGTACATCGGCTTGTGTTCAAACAGCTCGCCAATTGGCCCCTCCCACTGCGCCCCTGCAATGTGGCAAAAACGGCGGTCTTGCAAGCACTGCTGGCGCTCGGGGTAAGCCGCCGTTTGCACTTTGTTGAATTCGGCTATGGCG